ATTACCATCAATAATACCTTCGGCTTGGTTTGTTCTTGCTCTTTCTCTTTGTTTCTCAAGCAAGTCATAGTAATGACCTTCTTGTATAGCAGTTCCAACATTAGTTATTAGTTCTTGAAATCGACCATCAGCATTAGTTCCAAGTGCTTTAATATAATTATCCATAGCACTTTTAAAAGCTATTGGGTTTCTACTGTGTTGAACTCTATACTTTTGAGCTTCTAATCTAATGTCTTGATCTATTGTATCTGCAAATCTTTTTTCAGCCACTCTTCGAAAAGCTTCTCTAGCAATACTACCATAACCTTCTGGTGGCTTCATTGCTATTGGCATTCCATCTTCACCAAACTTCATAAACTTTGATGAATCAATAGCCATAACAGCTTCTTCTGCCGTTACTTGAGCTTTCTTTGCGTCTACTTCAAAAGCTTTTCTTCTAAGAGTTTCACCAGCATCAGCTAAAGCAAGGCCTACCCGATCAGCCTCAACATCAAAGTTATTAACGCCAATACGTTTGTTTGTTTCGGTTACTGTTCTTCGGATTACTTTTGCCATTTATTATCCTACCATCGTTGTGCTTAGATCATGTAGACCAGAAGCAAAACTTGACATTGTATTTATTCTAGTAGCAGCTGCTCTATTTTTACCACGCTCAACTTCAAGCAAAGATGCAACTGTTTGTTTTCTACTTTCCATATCTGACTGTCTTGCCATAACGGTAAGATCATCAAATGCCACTTCCTTTTGATTATCCATAAGTGCTTTGACACTTTGATCAAAGTCTCTATTTTTTAATAAAGCACCTTCATTATATGCAAGATCATCAAAGTATTGCTGATAGCGCATAACTTGTTGTTGTGCAGCTTGCGCCTCACCTACAATACGATCTGTTACCATCGCTTCAGCATTATCTTTTGATGCTTGTTCTTGCGCTCTGGCGGCTTGCATACCACCCATAAATTTTAAACCTAAACCTATTACTTGAAATACAGACATTAGAATATCAACTCCGCTACTAACCCATTAACTTGCAAGTCTAATGGGGCATCTTGTGTTATAGTTATTTGAGGATCTGCATTATATCCCAGCAATCTAAACTCTTTCTTGCCAGTAAAAGGTGTTAATTGCTGTGATAAATCATCTGTTACATTTCTAATAATCAAAGCTGTGCTATTAACTTTTACAGCTAATGTGCTATTCAAATCTAAATACACAGTGCCAATACCTCTTGGTATGCCAGTGATTGGACCATTAGTTACTTGAGCATCTATTGGATTTGTTTTTAACTCAACATCAAAGTTAAATCCTATTTCAGCTGATGACAAAGAAGCATCTACAGATGACACGTTTATATTGCCACCACTAACAGTAAACTCACCAATATAATTGTTACCGTTAACTACTCTTAATACAGCGCCATTATTAAAATCTGCTGATACATCAAACACACCACTAGATCCACTATATGTTTTTGCCATATCTAAATTAAAAGTAGAGTCAAATTCACAAAGAACTATTTTCTTTGTGCCATCACCAAGATTATATTCTGCGTTTACAAACACACGATCATCTATAGTTACTGAAGAATGAAACTTCCCATTCGTAACAAACTCTACCCAACCAGCACGTTGCTCTGCTCTATTAGAGTTAAATACAGCCATTGTGCCATCATCATTTAAAACAAACACATAGCTCTCTGATCTGGATAGCGCACCATAAAGTGTGTTCATTTCTATAGGTGTTTTAATAAGATGCGAAGAAATAGTAGATATTGGATTTGCTACATAAGCAGCTTCACTGTCACTAAATAAATACTCTCTAACAATTTGCCCACCCTTTTGGACAAAGATAGTTGCACCATCTAAAATTTGTGGGCGTGTAAATCCAGAGCCAAAAGGAGTTTGTCTTCTTACCTGTGAATTCGTTGGAGTAATAGGTTGGTTTTGAAATGCTGGCACAAACATTTCAGCAGAGGCTGCAAAGATCTGCAAATCCCTGTTTGAAACAATATGTCGTATTTGTTGTATTTCACCAATAGCAGCAGTTAGATGTATTGATTCATTATCTTTAGCATCGGCAACATCAAAGTTATAATATGATGCTATCTTGCTAAACCAAATGCTATCTGGTTGTGCCAATGTGCCAGCAAATACTAATCTGTTTTCATGAAATGTAACAGCAGCTGGAAAGCCTCTAAGCGCAGAATAAGACTGTTCATCCCAGCTAGTTGTTGGAGCATGAGTAGTAACACTTGGAGTACCACCACCTAATGCAGAATCATTAGAAGAACCACCAGCAGTAAAAGTAAATACATCATCACTTATAATTCCAGTAACAGTTCTTGCTCCGTTTAAATTACTAACAGAAATACCACCAACTGTATCGCAATCTGAAAATGTAATTGAGTCATTAACTGACATACCATGATTTGCTAAAGTTACCTCAACAGTTGTTGACCCATTGTTTGTTCGAAGTGAATCTGGACTAAGTTTAATTTTTAAAGCATCGAGTATATCACCTGTTGCAACGGTAGAATTAGTAACACCAGTAACCTCTATCTCCTGTCCATTGTAGCGAACGGTTGTTCCAATATGTTTAGACGGTGAAGTAGTATCCCAATAAGCAGAGCTAGTTGTTAACGTTGCACCACTTCCGCTTGTTTTACTTACATCAAGTGTGACTCCAGCACCTTGAAACGGATAATAAGGTTGATACACTTTCTTATTATCAGACTTCTGATCAAACTGAAAAGACTCTACTTGGAATGTAGTTAGTCCTGTTCGAACAATTTGCTGTGGAATAAAGGTTTGATGTGCAACAAACATAACATCACCAGCTTGTGCATATGTATACTCATGTAAGAAATCATCATCAAACTTTAATGCTGCACTGCTAACATCTGATGTTATTGTTTGAATTAAAGATACAGCACCAGTAATAGCATTTATTTGAAACACTCTAACTTTAGCATTCTCAAGAGAAATAATATATCTCTCATCATCAGAGAATATAAATGGCAAAAGCCTACATTGCTGTACTTTTGTTTCATCTATTGTTGTGTCAAACTGATAAATGTTTTGTAAACCAGATCTCTTTATCACACCACCTTCAGATCTAATAAAGAAGTTTTTTAATCTTTGTGCAGATTGATTATAAACTGGAGAATCTGTTCTTGAATATAAGGATGGGCTTACCTCACCAAATGCAAAGTTTGTTAGCGGTACTCGTACTTTCTGCATTATGTTCGCCTATTACTAATAAACCGACTTGTTGAAAGCTTCCTTGTTGTCTGTTGTTGAGCATCTAAGTTTCTTGCTCTCATCATTGATGTTGCTGCTTGCTGTGCCATTAACTGAGCAAGAGCCTGATCTCTAGCAAGGCTAACTGCAAATACAGAAGCAAGCTCATACTCAACAGCAATAGTAAAATATGAAGGCCAGCCTTGTTCATTTGCTCTATGGGTGTAATCTAATACTAACTCTGAGTTGGCAGACTCATTACAAAATAATTTATCACCGTAAGTCTGATACTCTATAGGTGTGTCATTAATAGTAACAACATGTGTCATTAACCAACCACTTGGAAGTTGATAGGCGGCATCAAATCTACCTGTTGGTGCATCTGATAACCTATTTAAAACTGCTTGATCAGTTGAAAAGCGCCAGCGTGTATTTAGCAATGATGCTCTAGCAACATCCTCATACATATTTGAAGCAATCAATGCCTCGTTATTCCCATCATCAAAAGATGTAATAGGTTCAGCGCCCACAAGAATGAGAGCGCGACTACATACATCTACAGCTGATTGTGCTGGTGTGCTTGAAACTGCCATACTAAATCCTCAATAAGAAGGTGGGGCCGAAGCCCCAACCTATTAGTCAGTATCAGTTTCCACTACTGCCGTACCATCAGATACGTCAACAACAGAACCTGTATTTGATAGAACAGTACAAAAACTTGTTGTCGGAGCATTAGTATCGCGAACGATAATTAAGTCACGAACATCAAGCATGTTTGCTGCACTATTAAAATAGCCAGCAGTGTTCACAGTTGCGATAGCATCAGCAGATGTATACATCCACAAGCTACCGTTTGAATCACCACCAACACGAGTTAGTCCACTTGAAGCAAAAGCCATTTTCTAACCCTCCTAGTTATTATCTAGCAGTTCGTATACGCCGTTGTCATCAATGACAACAGAACCCATTGACATCATTGATGTCGCTAGGTGCGATACTTTTTCTGCTACATAGTTTACTTCAGTCTGAACATCAGAGTTCACACCAATACCTACTGCTCTCATGTGATAGCAAAAGTTTTTGCCACCAGCGACAGCAGACGTTGAAAAGATCTTGAAGCCCAAGAACTCTTTCATTGTCATACCACCAGCAAACGGTAGGTTCTGTGGCCCAACAAAGTCGCTAGAAGCAAACTCATTAATGTTGAACAAATCTGCAAAACTAGCTGGAGACATAGCAATATAGCGCTGCCCATCCTCTGGAATATCAGCTGTTCCAAATGTTTCAAAAGCTGATAGTAAGTCCGCTTTTTCAACCGCAGATGATGTATTGTGTAACTGAGTAGAGTTAGCACCAGCATCCATAGCTGTTGTGATAATCTCATCAGTTTTACGACCCAACGCAGCAGCAGCACTCTCGGCAACAGCCTGACGTTCGTTGATGTTTGTTTTCAACTCGTCAAGTTTGTCGATATATTCCGCTGCATAAAAGTCAGCCATTGTTACTTCCACATTAGTATGTGCAAGTTCCATTGGTGTGACATTACCGTTGCGTGATTTTGTTGTAGCTGATCCAGTTCCTATTTTCTGGAATCGAGCCACATTGCCTGACACATTCGTAGTACGAATGGTATTACGCAGTTTTGAACCCATGCGTTGGTATGCAAGATGCACATCGGTCTCAAACTGTTTAATAAAGGCTTGGTCTATTGTATTAGCCAATTTTCTTTCTCCTAAATTAAGTTACGGGCATCTTGGGTATCTGCTCTACATCCTCAATGAAGGTGTCCAAATGGGCTTCTCAGTGTATCACAGGCCTTGATAATTTATGTGAAACACAATTTTGCGACGGATTGCAACGCACAAAATCAACATATCTCACATTTTTCCAATCACTAAACCCAACAGGATGGAAGCCTAACCATACTGCCCAATTTAACATTGACTCATATTCTTCTGCTATTTGCATAGATAAATCTTCATATGATTGATCTAAAAATGATATTAATAACTTAGACCCTCGTGCCAATCCTTTAAAGTTTTTTGTGACATGATTTGTAAATAATGCAAATAATTGTGGTGGCTCTTCAGAAAAGAACACACCACTTGCCATCATAATATTCCAGTTTTTATCTCTTACGATGTAAACTTCAGAATCTTTTTGCAGATCTTGTAGAGCTTCGAAAATAGTAGAATACCCAAGGTTTGATAGCTCCCTTTCTGTTTCTGGGTGAAGTATAGAATATATCTCAGCTATATGATGCTCGTGAAAGGGGGTCATATAGTACGACCCACTTTGCAATATCTTTACTTCATCCATAAAGTTTCTTAAAACCTTCATCCACCTGTTTAACATAGTGCATATCGCGTTTAGATGGAGACCAGTAACGCTCATCTTTCATCATTTCTTGTAGCTCTACTTCATTAAAGTTAGATGCAATGCTTCCCTGATCTGTAACAGCTGGGTCTTTTATTGCATTCATAACAGTCTCAATAGCAATAATGCCATCAGCACTTTCGCACATTCTTTCTATTGCTGGTATAGCTTCTTCTGGAAAAAACTTATTAGCAAAGAGAGATGCAGCTTCTATTCTAGCGTCAGAGTTATCTCCAAGCCTTGCTGCTTCAGCATCCATATCAGGTTCTTCACCCATGCCATTCATGTACATCTCTATACCCTTTTGAAATTCTTCATGAGTATATCCGTTGTTATGACAATGATCTGCCCAGTTTTTTAGCATATCACTTTCAAGAGCTTCTTCTTCATCAATAAAATCAGGTAGTTCATACTCACCAGCAGATGGTGGAACACCTTCAGATGCTTGCTCATTAAGTTCGTCCATTAACCTTGTTCGAACATCATCTTCTTTTTCACCAAGCTTTGACTCTAAAGCTTTATATGCCTTACCCAAATCAGCTGGGTCAGCAAATTTCTCTGGCAACCATTCTGGTCTGTCAGATGTTTCCGAAGTAACACTATCAACGGTTTTTACTTCTTCAGTTGTTTCTTGTGTTGTTTCACTTACTTGATTTTCTTCCATTATTTTTCACCTTATGTGCATGTGTCATACGAGCTTCGATCAAACCAACTAAATACCGCTGACCTTCTATATGACGCAGTTCCTCCGTAGTTACATTTGGGCCATTTACCATTTCAATAGTAATTGATCTTAGATACTGCAAGACTGCTTGTCCTGTCGCAGAGCCAAACAATGAGGCTACATTCTCGCTGATCTGTTGATCTTTTTGTTGTGGACGCTGTATCCCATCAACACCCACATTAATTTTATTAGTCAAGCATTACTCCATAGGTTGTGGTGCTTGCGCCTGACTTTGCTGCATTTGCTGCATTAATGCAAGAATTTGTTCTCTTTCTTGCTCATCTCGTACTAAATTATCTGGTATTCCAAACTTCTTAGCTAAGTATGCAGCCG